AAAATATCCTCATTTATTAATTCAATTAAAACCAAATCAATTATTTAAATGTCGTTGTGTAGCCGTATTAGGATTAGGATTAATAAATGATATTTGGGCAGCTGCAGCTAATTGTTATTATGAAGAATTAGATAAACAAAAATATAAATTAACTATAGAATCACTAGGACAAATTAGTGAATATGATATATTAAAAAAATCATGTATTATAGTACAAAAAAGATTAGAATCTATTAAAACAGTAATTGGTAATAAATATAGTAGTTCTGATATAATAAAACAAAAAAAGTTAACAGTTTTATTAGAAAATGAAGACCATACATTTGGTAATATTATTTGTGATTATCTTAAAAATAATAAAAATGTTAAATATGCAGGATTAGCAAAACCTGATCTTTTTACTATGAATATTCATATTAAATTAGAAACTGTTATTGCGAATCCAATTAAAATAATATTTCAAACAATAGATTATATAATTAATCTATTTTTAGAAATAGATAATAATATAAAAAAATTAACAAAATAATAATTTTAATATCCTTTTATTTTTTTTTTATCAGGAAACATCAAAAATGATAGTGTCATAGTAGATGTGCAATCTTTAAGATAAAAATTTTTTTTATCTTCTAATAACTGTAATCGTTCTTGAAATATTTGTTTTAATTCACATGGTTTTATAACTTTTAATATATGATATACATCGTGTACATTAATTGATCTTGATATTTTATTATTTACTAATTGTAAATTTTTATAATCTTTTTTTTTATTTTTAATATATAATCCGTGTATTGTATATAATATTTTTTTATATTGCTCACCAAGATTTTTGTATATATCTTGATGTTGTTTTTGTCTTGTACAATGGTATAATTCTAATATTTCTTGAGAAATTATTTGCATTGATTTATTTATTCTATTAATTATATCTTTATTATATCTTGTAAAATATGGTAAAAAATCTGTTAATCTATCTTTTTGATATAATTCCAAGTAACTTTGATGAATATTACTATTATTTGGTTTTATTTTCATAATTTGTTGATAAATATGAGTTTGCATTTTTAATACTATAAATCCACTTTTATATTTTTCTCCATTATATAATTTTAATACATATCCTTCAGCTGTTATTCGATGTAATGATTTATCAGTAATACTTATTTGTTTTAATGTATCATACAAACTATTTAAATTATCAAAATATTCTTCTTTTACTTTTAAAATCTTATTATTTTCTATTGTATAATCTACTTCTTTCAAAGTATACTTTTCTGTTGTCATCACATGATATATATATTTATATTCTTTTTCTAAAGTATAAGATACAATATTTTTATTTTGATAGTGTACTAATACAAAATGATAACAATATCTTTTATCTAATGTATCTAATGTAAAATTATTTGCGATAACTTCATCAAACATTTCTCTATATGATTTATTATTTATCCATTTTGATTCATTTGCATCCAAACAACGTCTAGTTGTTATATACCATTTATTATTATGATAAAATACTAACATCATTGTACCTTCATAACATTTTTGTACTACAACTTTACTCCAATCACAATTTGTTAATAATTGTAAAGCATCTTCATTATAAATTATTCGATTGAATTGTGAGGCAATAGGTCTAAGCGTGTTTTTTTCTATAATATAACTCCGACATGAATGTTCAATACTTTGATCAAATTGATCAAAATTTGTTGTAGATGAATCATTATAATATATCATAGATAAATCATCATCATCTTTTATATTTACTTTATATACTAGATTTTTATTATCATCTTTTTTTTGTAATTCTTTTTTAAGATCATCATAATTAATAGATTTATTTTTTTCTTTTGATAAAGTAGTAATAAGATTAATAAATGGTATATTATTAATCGTATTCATTATATTATATATATATTATAATACTTTTTAAATAATAAACTTCTATTATTTAAAATTTTCAAATTTTTTATATCCATATTGATCAATGATTATAAATTAAAATAAATTCTGTCTATAGTATATATTAATATGTATATTAACAAAATAGATGAATTAATAGATAAAATAATAGATGATTACTACAACGAAATTTTTATTAAAAAGAAATTTTTATCAACCATTAGTAAAGATATTAATTTTGTAAAATATCAAAATGAAATAAATAAAATATTACAACATTATCAAAAAACGATTAATACAAAAGATATTATGAATATTGTAAAAAATCAAGATAGTATAAATACTATCTTAGAAATTATTAAAAGATATACCTTTTATTATATATTTCTTATCATTGGATTTTTTTATAAAGGGAAAAAGGAAACATATGTAAATAATATTATTGAATTTTCTAAAAATCAAATTGGTTTTAATTATAAAGTAAATAATTTTTTTAACAGTGAAAGTAATAGTAATATAATAAAATTATTTACACTTATACATAATATACTAAAAATATTAGAAGTAGATGCTAATAAGTTAAGTATAATCGCATCAAAACCAGAATATAAATATACAATAGATTTTCTGAATTCTCTAGGACAAAAATTTGTAATAGAAAATTTTAGATTAGAAAATTTGAGTAAAAATAAACATAACCAAGCACATAATATTATTAAAACAATCATATTAAAAGAATTGTATTTTAATAAAGATAAAAAAGATGTTGTTCAAATTTTAGAATCTGTTGAAAAAGGAGAAAGTGATTTTATATTTATTGATATTGTATTACCAAAAAAAGAATTTATTGATTTTAATGCAATTGAAAATGTATTATCAAATATAGATATTGAAAAAGGATATGCATATGATATTTATAATTTAATTATCGAAAATGAAAATCTTAAAAAAACAATAGAATTAACTAATGAACAAAAAATAAATAAATTAATTAATAATAAAATTTTAATACCTATTGTCGATGATTTTCTTTTATATCATAAAGAAAGTGAAAAATATGAAAAATTTACTACAGAAATTATGAAAAAAAAGAGAAAAGAGGATACTAAAATAAGATATATTGTTAGTAAAATTGATAGTGTAACAGAATTATATTCTGAAGAAGTTAAAAAAAATATTGAGCTCCAAAAAAATACAAAAAAACAATTTTATGCACCATTACAAGATAGAAATGTTGTTTTAATAAATAATATTGAAGAAATTAAAATTCTTAATAAATTAGATAATCAAGGACGATCTTCTGTAGAAAATAATGAATATTATAATGATTTAGTTACTTATAGAAATTATCCCTATATTAATTTTAAAGATTTTAAACAATATGGTTTTTCTTTAAATATTACAAAAACAATTGATGCAGTACGATATACAACATTTCAATATCAATTTGAAAATGAGATTAATCAAAATAAAAATATACAAATGAGAATTGCGAGTGCAGATAGTATGATAAATATTGTTGGATTTATGATTCCAACTAATATTATCCCAATATTTTGTTTAAAACCAAATAATTTATTTAATATAAGAAATTTAGGAAAAAAAGGTAAAAAGAAAATTATAAAATTTGATAATGGATTTAATGGAACACTTAGATTTATTAAACATACTTTATTTAAAAGAACTAAATATAAACCATCAATATATTGGATAATTGATATTAGGAAAGATATAATTAAAATAGATAAATATGAACAACTTAGTAATATGAATAATCAAGAACACACAAAAATGATAGTTGCTAAAGTTTATGATAATATTTTACAAATGATGTATCAAAAAATATTAAATAATCTTAATAAAGTAAATAATATATCTTTCTACAATTTCAAAAAATTAATTAATAGATTAGAAAAACAAATAATTAAATTTCCAAAATATACCGATTTATATAATGATTTAGAAAAAATAGTTATTAATGAAAAATATTTTAAAAGTAAAAATGTGTATGATAAACAAGAAGATATATTCTCAGGTTTATATGGGAATATAATAAAATTACCTGAATTTAAAAAAGTAAAAGAGAAATACAATAATATAATTAATATTAATATATACATAGCAGAACAAAAAAAAGAAAAACCGAAAAAATTAACAAAAGCAGATATAATTAGTGCAATATGTCAACATAATTATGATTGGGAAGTAATATCTTCTATAAGGAAAAAAAATCCAAATAAATTCAATGAATTATTAACTGAATTTGTTCAAAAATATGTAATTGTCAATCTAGAAGAAGATTTTATTTGTAAAAGTTGTAGTACACAATTAAATATCAAAAAATATGTTATAGATGGTTCTTATGATGGAGAAGGAAGATATATTACATTTAGTACACCAATGCAAGTACCAATAGAAGATATTCCAGAATACGAAAAATATAAACCATCAATTAGAAATATAGATAAATTAATTGATAGATTAGCAACAGTATCTAATTTATATTTTTTGTTAGAAAAAGGATTTCGTTACAAAAATCCAATTAAATTACGAATAATAAAAGATTGTATTGATTTACTATTAATACACAATAAAAATCTACAAAATGTATACAAGGAACGTAATGAAAAAATAATTCAAAAATATGGTTTAGATAAAGAATTAACAAATCTTTTTATATTTGAATTAGATAATAGTATATTTATTTATTCTAGTAAAGATAAAGACTTTTATAAACCAATTAAAAGGAATAATATTTTAGTATATATCATTTTTTTAATTATGTTAGAAATAATTGATAGTCAAGTTATTTATATGAGTGGTGATAAATTATGTAATTATTTTCTTTTCGAAAAAGTTGGTTATAAATTATTTGATGGAATTAAAATTAGAAAAAATAATAAAAATATGATTGTACCAATTCAAAATTACAAAGTATTATGTTATATAATATTTTACATTTCTTGTATGATTACTAAGTTTAATATGTGGTATTATGAATCTACTAATAAGAAAAAGAAATTTAATCCATTTATACAAAAAATAATAATACAAACAATTATTGATTTCATTAATAGTATTCTTGAAATAAATTCTCACAAAAAACATAAAAATTATCTTTATGAAATGTTATCTAATAAATTTTTTCAAAAATTAAATACAACATTTAAGAATAAAAATATTCTTAAAAAAATAAGAAATTTACAAACAAAAAATATTATTATTGAAGATAATAAAAAGAAATATAAAATTATTAAGATAAAACCAATTGAATTAGCAATACAATTTCAGTATGGTACTTATAGTGGAATAACTGAATTTGTTATATGTAAGAATTATAGATTTTATATTAATTTGAGAACATTAAAATTTATTAAATATTATAATATAAATAACATAACTAATTGTGAGAATGGTCATTTTCATAATTGGCAAGTTAAAAATAAAACGATGGAATGTATTATTTGTAATAAATTATTAAGTAAAATCGAATTAAATCCAATACTCACCAATAAAATACAAAATAATTATAAATATTTGATATTAGAAAAATTTGCTAAAAAATATTGTATTAATGGTAAGTTACATAATTTCATATACAATACTAATAAACAATGTTTATTTTGTAAAAAATGTGAATATACTGAAACTACTAAACTAACAAAAAAAGAATTAGATGATTTAAATATTAATATTGTTGCAATGAAAAAATTTTATGAAAAAAAGGAAGATAAAATTAAAAATAAAATAATTGGAAAACAAAAAAATAAATTAAATTATTACAATAATTTTATTAAAAATTTAAAATCGCATTATGGACAAACTAAAATACATAAAGAAGATTTTAATAGACATATAAATAATTTTATTAATAATATTGAACGAATTATTGGAAAAGATGTTAATATTAATAATGAAAATGTATTTATTAGAAGTAATGTGTATATTATTGATCATGATCATAATGGTTATAAATTAGATAAACCATTTATCATTAAAGAACAAAATACTAAAATACAATTTAAAAAAGATCATCCTTTCTTTAAAACTGATACAATATTTTATGTTAATCATAAACTTCAAATAACTGTATTTTATGATGCAATATCACTATTATTATTAGGTTATAAAGAACGTAATAAAGATTATGAATACGCAAAAAGATCTAATGCATATTTAAAAATTAACTATTCTATAATAAATAAAATTAATTTATTTGGTTATCCAGCAAGATATATTAATATAACTAATAAAGTAAAAAAGATTAAAAATAATTATAAAAACATAGATGATGAAACATTAATAAAATATATAATAATACAAATAAATAAAAAAAGATTTATTAATCTTAAAAATATTATCTATAATATGCAAAGATATATAAATAGAATAAAATATGATTATTTGTATGATATACAAATAACTAATGAGAATGATGATGATTTTATACCAGATCCAGATAGTTTTCTATTAAAATATAAAAATAAATTAGATAAAATGAATCTTACTGATACTAATAATAAAAATAAAGTATTTTATGATTGGAAAACTATTAAATATGGTTTATTCTTTAAAAACATTACCAATGAAATAATTAATTTAAGTCCAACAAGTAAATATATTTCTATTGAAGATCTGAATTATTATGATTATCATGGAAATCTAATATTATTTTATATCATTAAA